CCTGTGTTACGGCTCCAGCTCGTCCACATGTTCCACGGTCTGACCCAAGGGATTCTGTCTTGTTCAAGTGCGTCAATAAATCTCTGGGTTACGATCTCGGCTACTGTTTTTTTCTCGGTGTTCTTCTTAGTCATTTTCTTATCCTCCTTTGTTTCTGTCTGGAAACCGTGGTACAATTCGAGTTAGTAGGGCGGGCAGTTTATCGAGGTGCCCGGCTCGGTGTTTTAGTCGATTCTCTCGGCTAGTAATTGGATGATCTGCTGCGACAGTTCATTCAATTTTTTTATTGCCCTTGCTAACTCTTCATTGTCCATGCGGTTTTCCTCCTTTCCTTTAGGCTACATACGGTTAACGTATGCTATTTTGAAAAGGGAATTTTATTTTCCCTCTTCGTCCTCGATTAGTTTTTCTATTCCTGCCTTGAAGGTTGCACTTATTGGCGCCCCTTGCCTTCGTTTTTCTTCGATGTAGTCCACTATGTGGCGTTCGTTTTCCTTGTGTACCGCAACGCCGTATTTTCTCATGTTTTCCTTGCTCCAGGCATCGCGGATTTCCTGTTTAGTTTGTGTCATCCTATCACTTCCTTTTATTGACTTTTCAAAGTGCGTGTGTTACACTTTGAGCAAGAGAAGGGCGAAGCCTTAACGGCTGACCGCTCGAACGTTTAATAACCGCTCAAGTTAGGACGCTCGGCGGTTATTTTAATGCAGTCTTTTGGCAGTCAACCGCTTTCGCTCGCCCGTGTATTCTCTTGTCAAAGTGCTTGCCCTCGGTTTCCCTTCGGGCAAGTATAGTTTACTGCATACGGTAAACGTATGTCAAGGGGTTTTTATAAACTTTTTTATTTTCTTTTTATCAAATCTCTGCAAGCCTTGAAATTTCAACGATTATAATGGGAAAGTTTTTTTCTTTTCCGTGGCCTTCTCTGCAATATTATGGTACAATGCAGACAAGGGAAACCATCAGGCGGTTAAATCATGCCCCGCCCGGAAACGGGAAAGGGGGGTGGTGCCTATGTCAGATTATGAACTGCTTTCAATCGTCATATTGATGATAACGGCGTTAATAATAGCAGACAAAAGCAAATAGCCGCCCATGATGTGGAAGTTCGGCGGCTATTATCTCAATAGTTAAGGGGCTAACCGTCAAGCGGTTTCCCTTCTTTTATTTGGATTATACAGCAAGAAAAGGGACTCTGCAACAATATTGCGAAACTTTCGCGGTTTATTCTGTAATATAATGTAGCTGAAGAAGAGGGCGCAAAAGCCTTTTACTATACACTGCCGGGGCTTCCGGCAACAGGTGGCAGAGTCGCCGCCTTTTTTATTAGCCTTGCGTTGGTTCCCTGGTGAATCAGATCGGGGAAACTTCCGCCCGGGTCCTTCTGGAACAGGAACACACAGGAGCGGCGCAAGGGCGGCCAAGCGTTAGCGCGGCAAGCTACAGGAACAGAACGGGAAGAAGTCGGCATGATCGCGGAGGCCGGACACATGGCACGAAAGAAACTAACAAAAGAGGAACAGTTCAATATTGTGCAGCAGCGGCGAGCCGAAGACCTGGAGAAGATCAACCACTATAAGGAAATAGCAAAGAACGCCGCCAAGGGTAACCGGTACGGCCAGGAGGACGTCGGACGAATAAGGGATCAGTTAATCACCTACATAGAAGAAACTATAGAGAAGCGCCAGCCCTTAACCATGGCAGGCCTAGAGATAGCCTCAGGCCTCAGCAGGGAGACATACAATAGATACCTACACGGAGACATAGACTATAAACTATACGAGTACATGGAACTACACCAGATCAGCCCAGAAATGGAAGATCAGGAAATAATAACCGATGACGGCGAAGTGATACTTCTAAGTCGAATGTCAAGCATTTTGCAAAATGCCCGGCGAGTTGTACAAGAGCAATTAGAACGGAATTGCTACACAAATAAAGGAAACCCAGCCGGCTCAATCTTCGGACTAAAGGCGGCTTTTGGCTGGCAAGATCAACCGGCAGACGCCCGGACAATAACCAATAACACATTAGTTATTAACAAAGTTGCTACGCCAGAAGAGGCAGAAGAAGCGCTGAAACGGCTTGAACGTTGAAATTCCAACGAAGTAACCGCTTGCTCAACTATTCCCATAATTTACATTTAGGGAATAGTTCCCCCCCTCCGCGATTAAGAGAGTTAAAAAGAAAAGAAGGAGAGAAGGAAGGGGAGCGGATGGGTAGGGGGACGTGATGCGGCTGGCGTTTTCCTAAGCCCATTCCCTGCCAGATCGCGGCGCGCCGGTTAGGGGGTATTCCCCAGCGGGGGCGGGCGTGTGTGGAGTGTTGTGTTGGGGTGTGAGTATCTTACAAATGCGTCCCCTCATAAAACCGCAGAAACAATAAACGCCCCAAAAATATGCAAAAAAAGCGAAAAAAGGCGCATAAATATACACGATATGCAAAAAAGGCATAAAAAACACCGGGAAAACACTTTGGATAGTGCATAAACGATGAATAACATACAAGAGACCTACCTGAAAAACATACAGGCGAACTATCTGTATTACTGCGACTATGTCCATAACCACGGGCATAAAGAGCTGAAGTGGATTCCGTCAGCATTTCATAAATTCCTTTGCCGGAAGGTGCAGGAGTTTGTGGAGAAGGACACCGGGAAGGCGCTGGACATACTGATCATCAACACACCACCGCAGCATGGAAAGAGCGAGACGGTGACAGCGACGTTTCCAAGCTGGTATTTGATGCGGAATCCGGATAGGAACGTGATCCAGGTATCGTATGGAGATGATTTGTCGAGAAGGTTCGGGCTCCAGAACTTAAATAAAGTCAAGGAGTTTGGGTATATTTTCGGAGCTGAAGTAAACCCGGACAAGAAAGCAGCGATGAACTTTGGCCTAAAAGGTCATAGCGGCGGAATGAAGTCTGCTGGATACGGAGCGGGTATCACCGGAAACCCAGCGGATTTGATCATTATAGATGACCCTGTAAAAAACCGTATAGAAGCGGATTCAGAATCGAATAGAGAGACGAAATGGAACGACTTTGAGGACTCCATCAAGTCAAGGCTGTCTGCCGGCGGCAAGATCATACTCATAATGACGCGCTGGCACGAAGACGATTTAGCAGGAAGGCTGATAGAAAACTATGGCGAGTATGTCCAGGTGCTCAATCTGCCCTGCGAAGCGGAAGAAGATGACTTTCTTGGCCGGAGGGTTGGTGAAGCGCTCTGCCCTGAGATCGGCAAGGACGATGAATGGCTGAAATCCTTCAAGGCGACCCACACCGGAGAAAATGGATTAAGGTCGTGGAACGCGCTCTACCAAGGAAGACCGACGGCGCTGGAAGGCAACATGCTGAAGCGCGACTGGTGGCAGTTCTACGAGGTGGAAGACTACGAAAAAGGTGATTTGCGCTTTGACTCAATGCTGATGAGTGTTGATGCAGCGTTCAAAGATGAAAAATCCAATGACTATGTTGCAATCGAGGTGTGGGGCAAGCGAAATCATCGCATGTACCTGGTGGATCTGGTGAACGAACATCTGAATTTCACTGCTACGATCAACAAAATCCGTCTGCTCAAGGCTAAACACCCGAAAATCAGAGTTACCCTCATAGAAGATAAAGCCAACGGATCAGCGATCATACAGGTTTTGAAGGATAGAACTGTTGGCGGAGTGGTCCCGGTACATCCAAGAGAGTCCAAAGAGGCCAGAGTGTCTGCGGTTTCCTTTGAAATCGAGGCTGGGAACGTTTATCTGCCGAAAGATAAGCAGTTTACTTGGAATTTTATTGACCAGTGCGCCAGTTTTCCGAACGGAAAGCACGACGATATGGTTGACTCCATGTCTCAGGCGCTAAATCGCATGTCGTCCATGAACGGCGGGAAGACGATGCGGAGAATCGAAGAGACCACCGGCTGGACACTGCCGATGAAAAAACCGAAAAAGAGACTCGATATAGGGAGGAGGATACATGTTACTTAACGTGCTCATCGTCATTTTGACGGCTTATGTAATGGCGACCCCATATTTCTATGCCAAGGCGGTAAAGTTCGGTCTGAAACTCGCTCAAGACCCAGAAAAGGCATCAGAAGCGGAGATATTCCATGTCCCAAGGAAGCCCAAGGACGTCAAGATGACTGCGGAGGAAAAAAGGACCGTGCAGATCCTTTCCAACATAGACAGATACGATGGAACATCCAACGGTCAGGAGAAGGTAAAGGTCAATGGACAGTAAATTCTGGAGAAGATACGAAAAAGGCAAGGAATATCTGGATCAGAAAGACCTTGTGAATAGAACCAATAAGTGCTGGAACTTCTTTGTCGGCAAACAGTGGGAAGGATTGGAGGCGGACGGTGAAGAAATGCCGTTTCTCAATTACATCCATCCCAATGTCATGCGAAAAGTCACGACGATCTACACAAACCGCATGGCCGTGAACTACACCGACATGGACGGAAGGACAGATTTGCAGCCGGTCTACGAGAGACTGTCGCAGATGTTCTCCGCCAAGTGGGAAAAAGCCAACGAAGACGTACTTTGCAGAGAATCGGTAAAACACGGCAATATTGCCGGTGACGGACTGCAATATTTCCCTACAGGAGAGGTCGAGGACGTACAGATTCTGCTGAATACGGACATTTTGTACGGGGATGAATCCGAACCGAACATACAAAGACAGCCGTATATCATCATACAGGAACGAAGAAGCGTCGAAGAAGTCAAGGAAATGGCCAGAAAAAACGGCATCCCGGAAGAAGAAGTGGCGCTGATCCGACCGGACAGGGATAACGACAGGCTTTTAGGCAATATAGACGAAGTGGAAAACGCCGACTCGTCCGACACCATGAAAGTGACGATGATAACGCATCTTGAAAAGAAAAGAGAACCCGTTACAGAGGCTGTCTGGGACGAAGTGGACGGGCAAAGGGTCGGTACAGTCGTTGAGACAGGGCAGATGCGAGACGTGGTGTACGTTGCCAAGTGTACTCGCTATGCCATGGTCGAAGAAGAACGCCCGATCCAAGGAAAACCGAGCGAGATCGACCGGATAAACGGCAGACAGGGAAGAGCGCTGAGCCTATATCCGATCATCAAATTCTCATGGGAAGAGTTTCCTAATGATGCCAGAGGGGTATCTCAGGTGGAACCGCTCATCCCGAACCAGATATTGATCAATAAAACACTGGCAAGGCGGTCGATGACAACGAAAAACACCGCCTATCCGAGAATGGCCTATGATTCAACGCTAATTGCCAACCCGGAAGCGCTTATGGAAGTCGGCATGCCGATAGAAGTAACCTCAGGAGGCGTTCAGAGTGTTAATCAGGCCGTTGCCTACCTGAACCCCGCCCAGTCTAATGACGAGCCCAAAAGGCTCACAGACGACCTTCTGGAGATCACGCAGGAGTTATCCGGCTCCGGTGATACCACTATGGGTAACATCGACCTTCAGAGAGTCGCCGCCTCGGCTATCGTCGCGGTAAACGATCAGGCGCAGTCCATGCACGACGACACCGTGGCGAACCTTCAGCTTTTCGTCGAGGATATGGCAGATCTCTGGGTAGAGCTGTGGCAGGTGTTCAATCCCGACGGCATGACCGTGGTCATGAAACAGCAGGTGCCGCAGCCAGTCATTGATCCGATGAGCGGGCAGCCAAGGATGGAGCTGAAAGAAGAGGAAGTCCCGATCGTGATAACGGCGGAACAACTCGACCAGATAAAGCCAAGGACAAGGATCGATGTCACCAAGGACAATTCCTTCACCCGTGAAGCACAGCAACAGGTGGTCGACGGACTCTTACAGCAACAGCTGATCACATTGGACGAGTACTGCGAACTGGCCACCGACACATCACCGGTACCAAAGCATGCTTTAGAGATCATTTTGGAAAGAAGAAAAGCCGAAGCAGAGCGTCAGGCACAGATGCAACAGATGATGCCTCAGGAAGTGCAAGAACCGCAACCAGAAGAGCAACCAACATAATTTCATCCTAATAGACCCGGGCAAGTCGTAAAACTGCCCCCTCACCCAATTAAGAGACTCGTCAATACGGACGGGTTTTTTAATACACAACTAAACAGAAAGGAAAAGGACGTTTCAATGGATTTTGAAAACACAAGCGCAGAAATGCAGGACGTCGCTGACCCTGCCGAGACTGAAGAAGTCACTGAAACAGGCGTAGAAGAGCCGGAAGTCGCCGAACCGGAGTCCGAGGCTACCGAACCCGAAGACGGGAAAACGGAAGCAGATGCACGATTCGCACAGATGCGCCGCCAAATGGAAGAAGCGCAAAGAGAAGCGGAAAGTGCCAGAGCCGAACTGGAAGAGTATCAGGCTCAAAACGATGCACGCAATAACGCCATATCCCGGATCATGGGTGACGGCGATGAGATTGCGGCCATCGCAGAAGTTACAGGGATGTCGGAAGACGAAATCAGAGCAGAGATGGAAGCGGCGGAAGAGTCCGCCCAGAAAGACCTCAGGATCAAACAACTCGAAGAACAGGTGTACAACTCTGAAGCCGAACGGCTGATGCAGGCTGACTTGGACACGCTTCGAAAAATCGATCCGTCATTAAGCAGTCTGGACGAATTAGGCGACCAGTACATCGAGTACATCGCCGCCGGACTTTCGCCAGAGAGGGCTTACTGGGCAATCAAAGCCGAAGAGGGAGCCAACCACAGAGAACCGCCCAAGGAGGTAGGCAAGGTGGCCACCGGAGCGGCAGAAAAGGACTACTTCACCGAAGCTGAAATCGAAGCCATGTCTCCCGAACAAAGAGCAGCAAATCACAATAAAATCATAGCCTCGTGGGGGAGAAACTATAAAGGGTAATCTCCTACAGGCAGAATAGGAGAAGAACATGTCATTTCAGAAATTCAAGCCTGAAGTGTGGTCTGCGAAGTTCATGGAAGATCTGGACAAGAAACTGGTCTTCAAAGAAAACTGCAACCACTCTTATGAGGGCGACGCAAGAAAGCCAGGCGACGGTGTAAGAATCCTCGGACTTGGCGAAGTAGAAATCAAGGCGTGGCACGATGGTAAACTGCATAAGCTTAACGATCCTCAGGAAGTCAGCGGCAACTCCATCTACATGCCGATCAACGAGATCAGATACTTCCACTTCTTTGTGGACGATCTGGACAAGAGACAGGCGCAGGGCGGCTCCGGCCTTATGGGTAAGTACACCTCCAAGGCAAAGGACAACATTGCCGAAGAGATCGACACCTTTATTGCCGGAATGCACGTAAACAGCGACAACGTTGTCGGTGCATATAGCGCCGGACAGCAGATCTCTGTAGACGGACAGGCTTCGGGAACGGTCGCTATCCTCGATGCGATCGACGACGCTTATCTGAAACTGCTGAACAACAACGTGTCCAGAGACACCAAGATCACGCTCACGGCGCCTCCGTGGTTCATCATGATGCTCAAGCGCGCCTATGTTGAACTGGATACGGACAACTCCGCCATGATTGCCAACGGTCGTGTCGGTCGTTACGGCGGTATCGAGCTGAAGGAGTCAAACAACGTATTCCACAAGACGGAGTCCGGAAATGATGTCTATCACATCCAGCTCAAGACGGACGAAGCGCTTGCCTTTGTGAACCCATACACTCACATGGAAGGATATAGACCTGACAAGGCGTTTGAAGACGCTGTGAAGGGCTATACGCTGTTCGACGGCAAAGTTATCGCACCGAAGCAGATCATCGATCTGAACGTTTACAAATAGGAGGTGAGATAAATGGCTGAGATCACGATCTACAGACAGCAGTATGATGCTACCGACGTGAATCAGGTAAACGGCTTTGAACCAAACGTCATTTCTCCGGCACTGACCGGAACGGCAATGACGTTT